TCTTCAATCGATATTCAGTGCCAACGGCGGCCAACCTTCGCGGGTGTTGTTGGAAATAAGTAATACCTGGTGATATCATGAGCGCTCTATCTCAAGTTGCTCGACTACCGAAACTGGCCGGATCGTTGGGGCCGTTCCGTATCGGCGTCGATACGTCGGCCGACATCAGTCCACAGGTTGCGACGGTTCGATACGCAGATTATTCTGTGAATTCGCCTATGCCAGTATGGTCAGCTCGAAATATCACGCTCAATCCGTTCAGGTTTTCTGTGATCAAATATCCGTACTACGGTGAAAATCAAGCCCCGTCGTACTACGATCAGGATTACGAGATTCGTGGCGTCGTATTGGATTCGGATTCCAATCCGATGGAGCGGCGCGTACTGCTCCACACTCGCGACGGGACGAAGATCGGAGTCACGAGGTCTAATTCTGACGGCACGTTCAAGTTTCGAGTGTGGAATTATGGATTGAATCGAACGCTCGTCACGGCGATTCCAGACGACGGCGACTTGCGAAATGCCGTCGTGAAGTGGGGCGTGATCGGAGTAGTGCCTGTATGACCACGCCGGTGTACCCTGAAGATCTGCCAGGAGTGGCGGCATTTCAGTTTACGCCTACGTCACAACTCGTTGGTACAGAATTGGATCGAGCCGCTAAGGCGACTCACAGATTTACGCAAGTCCCAGGAGCACTTGCATCAGTTACGTGGGCGTTCAATGGGGAAGAGTACATCAGATTCATGGATTGGTGGCGAGACGAATTGCTGGACGGCCACAGATGGTTCAAGCTCATTTTGCCTAGTGCAGCCGGATTCAAGTACACCGTAGTCAGATTTTTACAGCATCGTGAGACTCAAACTCGCGGCTATAGGTATTGGATCGTCACGGCTTCGATCGAAATTCTGAAGCGCAACATCCGTCCAGAAATCTTCGAACTGTACATTACGTCGACTCTGTATCCGATTTTGGCTATGGATCAATTGCGACCGGCATTGATTCTGTTACATTCTCAGTTATCGCCGCCGATCATTGTTCCTGAAGAACTTCAGCCAACACTGAATCTGATAAGTGGATCGTTGAACGACATCTTGCTAGATACTGATGTTGACGATTCACTGATCCCATCTCTGACTGTGACTGGTGGAGTGATGGACGATATACTGTTTACGGGGTATGCAGATGATGCAGTGTCCCAAACGTTCACGTTACTGGGCGGCAGCTTAAATACGGTGCTCATCACAAATGAGATACCTGCTGAGAGCATTACGCCTACTATTACAATTTTGTCTGGATCGCTATCATGACGCGTCACCATCTGAAGTTTGAAGTTCAGGGTTTATTGAGGTTACAGGTTCATCGCCCTGATGGATCGACTCGCGTCGACACTGATTTCTTTCCGAATCAGATTCTGAACCAGGGGTTGAATCGGATGGGGACGGGGGCCTTCATGTCGTTCTGCCAAGTGGGCGAAGGATCGACTGCACCTACCAACGCCGATTCTGCGTTGGAATCGTACGTAGCCAATTCGTCGACGGTTCATTCCAACTCACAAGCTGCTCAATCTTCAGCCCCGTACTACGGATACAATCGTCAAACGTTCCGATTCGCGGCTGGTACGGCTGCTGGAAATCTCTCTGAAGTTGGCATAGGCTGGGCAGCCACTGGTAGCCTCTTTGCCAGAGCTCTCATCAAGGACGAACTCGGCGATCCCACCACCATCACTGTGTTATCAGACGAAGTTCTGGACGTCACGTACGAACTGCGGTCGTACCCTGTTGAGGACGACAGTGATCCGTTCAACGTGTCCGTGACGGGCGACGTGCCGCACACGTACTCCTGCGTGGTGCGTGCCAGTAAAGTAACTGATTATCTTTACTGGCATCCCCAGAATCAATCTGTCTCGTTTAGGCTTCAATCTACTTACATGCAGTACGCCTACAACGGCACCATGGGTACAGTATTGCAGTTGCCGAACGGCTTGTCTTCTCAGGTATCGAGCATTGTTGCAGCTGCTTATGGCAACAACGATCTGTATCGGGATTTCGATACGATTTGGGAACTCGATAACGGCAACTTGGCTGGTGGCATCAAATCGGTAGTGTGGCCGTCCACGATCGGCACGTACCAAATTGAATTCGACACGACCATTCCAAAGACCAACGTTCGAGTACTGCACTTGAACTTCAGAGTATCTTGGGATCGATATGTTCCCTGATGGATCGCCGTCGTCCACTCCCATGGCGGCGCCGTTCCTGGTGCCGGACGATTCGTTGCGTCTCAATGATCTGTTGAAGGACTACGAACTCGGCGGCATTGCGCTGAACGATCCGAGCGAAGGTTTGCAGTATCAGGTGTGGGACGCTTACTACAACGGTACCGAAATCAGAATTCATAGTGCTGATGGTTACGACGGATTACTTGTAACTAGCAGTACCGTCACAGAGGTGGCCCTGTCGTTCGATCAGAACATGAGGCCAGTTGTTGCGTACGTGGACGACGGTCAGACTAAGTTGCTGTGGTACGATTCAGAAACAGCTGAACAGATTACGACCGTAATTGCAAACGCCAAGTCTCCGATGCTAGGCCTTGATACGAAGCGCAAGGAATTTACGGATATCTCCGACGTCATACTCGTGTACCTAAAGGGTCTACAAGTTTGCTGTCGAGTTCAGCGAGATCGGTTTACCATCGAATACGTAGCTGGAACCGTGGAGACCTCCAACGCAAGAATTCTGGGCGTCGGCATGAACAAGGGCAACAGATTTCAGATCTATGTCCGGGCGGTAGAATAATGGTTGCAACCTTTCGTCCACGTAAACTGGGTGTCAGTTATTCCGAAGCGTTGGCGGCGGCGTACGCTAGTGCGCCTGAAACAGAAATCTTGCTCGACACTTTGGAGTTCAGGCATCCGTCGTTCGTGGATGGGGGCGGTAATCCAATAGGTCTGCGTGGGGTCAATGACCACGTCGAACTGTACGCGTACTTGGAAGCCGGAGCTCCGCTGAACGCGAGTGAAGAGGTTCTGTTTTATCCCATAGCGTTCAAGTTCTCACGACCGTCCGAATCCAGTGCCAGCAACGCTCCGGAAGTTCAACTGCGAGTGGACAATGCCGCACGAATACTGATTCCGTACTTGGACAAAGCACGGAGCAGTCGATCGCCGGTGCTTCTCACGTACAGGCAATACTTGGCGAGCGATCTGTCGACTCCGCACATGTTACCCCCGCTCACGATGACACTGAAGAACGTTTCGGCGGATATGACGACGGTAACGGCCACTGCTGGCTTTGCGGATCTAACCAATCGCAGATTTCCAGCAGTCGAATACTCCGGCAAGAAGTTTCCAGGGTTGACCGTGAGATGAGTTCACACTGGGCCGCAACTTACATAGGTCTTCCGTGGGGGCGCGGAACGTCGGGCCCTGATTCGTACGATTGCTGGGGTTTCGCGGTGGAGGTTGAGCGAACTCACTTCGATCGACAGTTACCCGACATAGGCGATCGATCGTTCGATTCGCGCACTGCTGCTAAGACTCTTGAAACTCACGAAGAGCGCGACAATTGGATGCAAGTGGATCAGCCAGTAGACGGCGATCTGGTGATGATGGCGCGTAGATCAGTACCAGTCCACATAGGGATATGGGTTAACGCCAACGGTCGGGGCGGCGTGCTCCACTGTTTGGAAAAATCAGGTGTGGTATTCAGTGATAAACTCTCGCTCAGAGCCATGGGTTTCGGCGGCATAACGTATTACCATCCGAAGGATTAGTGTGAATTCGGGCCCATGCGTCGTTCACGTCACAAATCCGCTGATGCCAAGTCATCGGAGGACCTTCATAGGCCCGAACAACGTTGCACTGAATTTGCTTGCGCCGAAAGCAAGGGTTCCACACCTGTGCATAGTCAATGGCCAGTACGTCTTACCCGAGGATTGGGATCTTCCGGTTACGTACGTCGATCATGTCACATTCGTCACCTTGCCCCAAGGAGGCGGTGACAGTGATGCTCTGACAGTGATACTTGGATTGGCCGCTATCGTAGTAGGGGTCATGTACGGTAGCGAAACATTGATTGCGGTCGGTATAGGGTTGCTGGCGGCCGGGATCATAGCTCCGCACGTATTTATCCCTTCTTCAGGGGAATCTCCGTCACCCACTTACAACGTCAGTTTAACGGGTAACATCGCTCGACTCGGTCAGGCGATACCTGTGCCGTACGGTCGTCACATCATTACTCCGGACTTTGCTTCACAGCCGTACATTGAGTACGTCGGAGATGATCAGTACTATCACGCATTGTTCTGCATTGGACTTGGCGAGCGCCGTACGATAGAACAGATCATGATCGACGATACGACTCTCGATCACTTCGTCGACGTTCAGACTCAAACCGTGGGGCTTCAGTACGACCACGAACTCCACCTCGTCAATCCGTGCGTAGTCACGGCGCCTGAAGTATCTGATCAAGAATTGCTCAAGGATAAACCAGTTGGACCGTTCACGATCTGTGGACCAGGTCTCGAGACGAATAAGATTGGTATCGACATTTCCTGTCCCAAGGGCCTGTTTCTGGCGGACAGTGAAGGGAACTTGAACAGTAAGACGATATCGTGGGCCGTTGAAACTCGTAAGATGAAGGCCGACGGTACGATCAACGGGCCTTGGATCATCCTCGGACAAGAATCGTTGACTGGAGAAACCAGCACGCCCATCCGCAGATCGTACTTCTACACTATCACTGCCGGTCGGTACGAGGTGCGATGCACACGATTGGACGACCGTGACGAAAACATTCGAGCCGGCCATGATCTGAAATGGATCGGCCTTCGTGCCTACCTCACTGAGGTGGCTACACTCGATTCGAACGCGGTGTACGTGGCAGTCAAGATGAAGGCCACCAGTCAATTATCTGGTCTGTCTCAGCGCAAGTTCCAAGTGATTCAGCGCAGGTGGCTTAAGACGTGGCATCCTAATACTGGTTGGTCTGACTACAAGGATACCAAGTCCATTGCTTGGGCGATGGTCGATGTGCTCAAGAACGAAGTGTACGGCGGAGCCATAGACGATTCCAGAATCGATCTTGAGACGTTCTACCTACTCGACACGATTTGGGCGAAGCGGCAAGATTACTTCAACGGCATCTTCGACCGGCGCATCACCGTTTGGCAAGCTCTAAAGACCATTGCTCAGGCCGGGCGCGCCACTCCGCTCATGCGCGGTTCGATGTTTACGGTCGTGCGCGACCAAAAGATAGCTCTACCATCGGCGTCCTTCACGATGTCCAACATCGTCAGAGGCAGTTTCAACGTCGATTACACCATCTTCACGGAAAACGATTCTGATGGTATCGAGTTGGAATACTTCGACGAAGAGCGATGGGCTTCGCAGTACATCACCATACCTTACCCGGGCGTGGAAGAATCACTAATACCGGCTAAGATCGGTATCGCTGGTATCACGAACAAGTATCAAGCGATTCGCGAAGCCAGTCACATCGTACAGGACGCGTACGCTCGTCGTGCCCAGGTGACGTTCGAAACTGAGATGGAGGGTTATCTGCCCTCGTACGGCGATACCATCATAATCACACACGACATCACCAGTTGGGGCGTCAGTGGTGAGATCGAGCGGTGGCTGCCGCCGATAGCTGATACGACGGAAAAAGTCAACATCGGAATAGGCGCACACTACGCAGTATTAGCCGACGAATTCGGTGATCTGCACGGTCCGTACAGAGTAGAAGCTGGCGCCGGCGAACTCTCCATGAGATTCGCTGAAATACCTGATTTTACGCCGTACACTGGTGTCGAGAAGCTTCGCACGAGGTTCAGCGTAGGTCCGTCGTCCAACTTCGGTAAGGTGTGCAAGGTCACTAGCCTTTCGCCGACCGAAGACAATAAGGTGCGCATCACTGCTGTTACGGACGACACGATGGTGTACGACGAGGACGACGAGGGCAACATCATCGGCGGCCCGGGTAAGCCTCCAGGAGATCTTCGAATCGCCCATTACATGGCCGACGATACTCCGATATACAACGAGGCTCCAGACACCGTGCGAGATCCGTTGGGTGGATTCTATTCTGACGACGACGCTCACATCGGTTCGGACTTCGGATACGCGTACGCTTCAGACGATCCGCCGCCGGCACCCGCGCCTCCGCCAGGACCCCCACCCCCAAGCCCGCCGCCACCGCCGCCGAGCCCGTCGCCTCCTCCACTGCCGCCCGGCGTCGGCACGCCGCCACCTGCTCCGC